CTATATTTCCAGACATCTGTTATCACTTAACCCATTACAAGCCCGCTGCCGCAGATATTCCCGTGGCGAGCGATAACCCAGCGCACTATGCGGATGCCATTCGTTATAATGCTCGAACGCCTCTGCAAGGTTCTTTGCTGCCGTTAACCCGTCTGGTTTGGGCATGATACTGATGTAGTCACGCTTTATCGTTTTCACGAAGCTCTCTGCTATTCCGTTACTCTCCGGACTCCGCACCGCCGTGTTCTTCGGTTCAAGTCCCAACATCCGGGCGAACTGGCGTGTTTCATTAGCCCGGTAGCATGAACCATTATCCGTCAGCCACTCCACTGGAGACGACGGAAGATCGTTGCCGAAGCGGCGTTCCACTGCTCCCAGCATGACGTCCTGTACTGTTTCACTGTTGAAGCCGCCGGTAGTCACCGCCCAGTGCAGTGCCTCACGATCACAGCAGTCCAGCGCGAACGTGACACGCAGTCTCTCTCCGTTATCACAGCAGAACTCGAACCCGTCAGAGCACCATCGCTGATTGCTTTCTTTCACGGCCACTCTGCCTGTATGTGCCCGTTTCGATGGCGGTACAGCAGGTTTTCGCTCAAGCAACAGCGCATTCTGGCGCATGAGCCGGTAAACACGTTTGGCATTGATCGCAGGCATACCATCAAGTTCTGCCTGTCTGCGAAGCAGCGCCCATACCCGACGATAACCATACGTGGGCAGCTCTCCGATAACATGGTGTATACGGAGAAGCACATCCGTATCATCAGTGTGACGACTGCGGCGGCCATCCATCCAGTCATCGGTTCGTCTGAGAATGACGTGCAACTGCGCACGCGACACCCGGAGACAACGGCTGACTAAGCTTACTCCCCATCCCCGGGCAATAAGGGCGCGTGCGCTATCCACTTTTTTGCCCGTCCATATTCAACGGCTTCTTTGAGGAGTTCATTTTTCATCGTTTTCTTGCCGAGCAGGCGCTGGAGTTCTTTAATCTGCTTCATGGCGGCAGCAAGTTCAGAGGCAGGAACAACCTGTTCTCCGGCGGCCACAGCAGTAAGACTTCCTTCCTGGTATTGCTTACGCCAGAGAAATAACTGGCTGGCTGCTACACCATGTTGCCGGGCAACGAGGGAGACCGTCATCCCCGGTTCAAAGCTCTGCTGAACAATTGCGATCTTTTCCTGTGTGGTACGCCGTCTGCGTTTCTCCGGCCCTAAGACATCAATCATCTGTTCTCCAATGACTAGTCTAAAAACTAGTATTAAGACTATCACTTAAATAAGTGATACTGGTTGTCTGGAGATTCAGGGGGCCAGTCTAGATGCCAACACAAAGGCAACTAATAAAGATACAGATAAAGATCTAAAAACAGATCTAACCCATCCCAAACCCTTCCCTTCCGGAAGGGAGTTTCGGGATTTTGTGGCTGGAGTGCTTGAGGGGAGATTATCTGGCGGTACTGCAGCGGAATTTTGTAATTCTGCGGTGGTTGCGTTGCAGGCTGCTGGCCTGGATGTCTGTCGTGAGTATCCGGTGCCAGAGCGTGGTGACGGTTGCGGAGGGCGGATTGATATCGTCGTGACTGACAGGAACGGTGTCCGGTGTGGGATCGAGCTTGACCGAAATTCTCCGCGACAGAAATCACTGCTCAAAATCGGTGCTGTTGAAACCGGGATATGTGTCTTGCGGCGCAGTGATATCGCAAGGCACACCGAGCAGGGAATTCTGGTTATCGGTGGGGCTGTTCGCCAGAAAAAATTTGACCCGTTGTCAGTTGATCTGCCCGACTGGTTGCCAGAAACACTCTGGCATGAGTGGGTCCAGTTCAGGCAGGCATTGCGAAAACCGATTCGAACGGAGCTGGGCGCTAACGGGGCGATACGGGAACTGGAAAAATTCCGTCAGCAGGGTTTTACACCTGAGCAGGTGATTCGACACAGCATCGCCAATGAATACCAGGGTCTGTTCGCGCCGAAAGGTGTTCGGCCTGAGACGTTGCTCCGACAGGTTAACACCGTCTCGTTGCCGGACAGTGCGATCCCGCTAGGCTTCAGGGGGTAACAGACCATGAAAAATATTGCGACAGGAGGCGTTCTGGAGCGTATCCGCAGACTGACCCCACCACATGTAACCGCCCCATTCAGAACGGTTGCGGAGTGGCGCGAGTGGCAACTTGCTGAAGGCCAGAAACGTTGCGAGGAGATCAACCGCCTGAATCGTCAGTTGCGGGTGGAAAAAATCCTCCGCTCCGGCATCCAGCCGTTGCACCGGAAGTGTTCGTTTGCGAATTACCGGGCGCAGAACGACGGTCAGCGACATGCACTGAGTCAGGCGAAATCCATAGCTGACGAACTGATGACAGGCTGTACGAATTTTGTGTTCAGCGGTAAGCCCGGCACCGGAAAAAATCATCTTGCAGCCGCGATTGGCAACCGGCTGATGGCGAAGGGGCGTAGCGTGATTATCGTCACCGTGTCCGATGTCATGAGCGTGTTGCATGAGAGCTACGACAACGGCAAATCCGGTGAAAAATTTTTACAGGAGCTTTGTGGTGTTGACCTGCTGGTCCTGGATGAAATTGGCATGCAGCGGGATACGAAAAACGAGCAGGTGGTACTGAACCAGATTGTTGATCGCCGGACGGCATCGTTACGCGGTGTGGGGATGCTGACAAATATTAACCATGCAGCGATGAATACACTTCTCGGCGAGCGGGTGATGGATCGCATGGTCATGAACGGCGGGCGCTGGGTTAATTTTAACTGGGAGAGCTGGCGTCCGAATGTTAGCCATTCGAGGGTTGTTAAGTAGTTTCAGGAGGATTTATGGCGAAACCTTTTACTCCCGAACAGCGGGAAGAACTGAAGACGCGAATTGTGGAACTCGTGCATCAGGACGGTCGGGTCACGATTCGGCAGTTGTCCGATGAAACAGGTATCAGTCGTGCGTCTGTCGGTCGCTTATGCATAGAACTGGTCGCAAGTGGTGATGTATATAATTCTGGCTACGGCTTATTCCCGTCTGAACAGGCTCGCAAGGACTGGCAAAGCGCCCGCAAAAAACTCTCGAGAGTAAAGGTGAGGAAACCGGTTGTTGTTGATCCGGACCTTATCTGGTCATTACCTGACGGAGAAATACGCCGCTACGACAGGCGCCTGAATATAATCTGTCGCGAGTGCCGGAAGAGCGAAGCTATGCAGCGTGTACTGGCTTTCTATCAGGGTAATTTTCAGGAGGCGATACTGTGAATGAAATTAGCTATCAGGCTTCAATTACCGCTGGCATTCGCATCAAAGGAGAGGAGCATGGAAATAAAACCAGAAGATGAGTTAAGCAATATCGTTTTATTTCCGATAAAAGAGGATGACCCTCGTAATCAGGTTAATTTTCTTTATAAGCCATCGGAAAGACCATATTGCCATCACGCCTCTGTACGGGTTGACGAAAAAGAGCGTCAGGTCCGCTGTAAAATCTGCGGTGCGGTTGTGGAGCCGTTTGACTGGATGCTCTCTGTGGCAAAAAGAGAAACCAGACTGGCAGATGATGTAAGGCTATTGCGCCAGGAGGAACAGGAAAGGCGGAGAAATATAGAAAAGCTGATACAGATTGAGCGTAACGCGAAAGCGCGGATACGCAGGGCGACAAAATCCAGAACTGAATAATTAAATTTAGCACTGTTAAAAATTTAATCCTTAACCGGAGGGATTTCTGCACCCTCAAATCATCAGGAGACCGCCCGAAAGGGCGGTAATGAATGGTTACATTATTTAGAAAAAAATATCCGCGAAAGAGTAGAACAACAGAATTCCTGTTTCTCATTCTGTTTATCGTGTTGATGACACCGATATCCCCGCAAATTTTTGTCTGGATAATCGGAAAAATAATTGAGCCAGTTATTGAATTGTATAACGACGTGGTATGGGCGTCATTCAACACACTGCACAATAAAATTAATCCGTATAAGGAAAGCTGATATGGCACTGACGAAAAAACAACGTGCAGAACTGCGCATGAAGTTCGGTGGTCGCTGCGCTTATTGCGGCTGCGAACTTGGCGAAAAGTGGCATGCAGACCATGTAAAACCGGTCATTCGTTTTGATGGAAATATGCTTCACCAGGAACGTGACGATATATCCAACATGGTACCAGAATGCCACCCATGCAATCTGCACAAGCATTGCAGTAGCCTGGAAGATTATCGACGAATTATCAGTGATGGTCGTCGTGAATTCCTTGCGTCCGGGAAAGGCAAAGCGCTGGTTCGTATGGGATTGGTTGAAATGAAATCTGACCCGGTTGTGTTCTGGTTTGAAAAATATCAAGAAGGGGCTACGGCATGACTACTATTACCAAAGAGCGACTGCAATGGCTGGCTAACATTTCTGGCCGCGATGATATTGACGATATAGACGGCGGTGAAATTCGTGAACTGGCGCTTATCGCTCTGGCATCACTGGAAGCAGAGCCTGTAGCGGAATGCATTGTTGAAGATGGGGGCATGTGTATTGACGGGTTCGGTGAGTATGTGGGTCACTCGCTGCCTGATGGAATGCATGAGCTTTATGCTGCCCCGCGAATGCGACAACCTGATGGATGGAAAGCCGTAGCTGTAGCGTGGAAGGTGACGTTTACTCAAGTTGACCAGGAATCTAATACGTTCACTGCTATATATTTTTACAAAGCGGAAGTTGAGCGTTGGGTACGACTGCATAAAGCATGTGATTTTCGGGCAGATATAACACCGCTTTACGCAGCGCCGGCAGTGCCGGTTGCAGTAAACGACGACATGGCTTACGCATTCCATCACGCACTGTCAGATTCATCGCTTGGCTCTGATGAAATCGAAGAAATTAAAACCGGTTTGCGTGCTGCCTTTGCCAACGTCACTATCCAACCAGAGCCGATAGTGCCGGATGAAATCGGGCCAAACGATAGTAATACGTTTGATTATGTTGATGGCTGGAACGCCTGCCGCGCTGCCATGCTTAAGGGAGATAAATAATGATTAATCGAACCAAACTGGAGCACATTCTCGAATATGCCAGGCAGCAGAAATGTATTGGGCAACTTTGTAAAATTCCACCAGGAGATATGGTTGAAATCGTGGAAATGGCCATGCGTAAGGCTGGCAACTCTCCGGTAACTCTGGCTGGCTGGATAAGCTGTAGTGATGCAGTTCCTGCTGAATATTGCGATGTGATTCTTCTCGATGATCTCGGGAATGTATTCCCCGGTTCCTGGGATAAGGTTTTTTGCCCCACTCGTGGCGGGAATAAGATAGCTTTTGTGGACAAAGACGGCGTTGAAGTAGAGAGCTCAACTCACTGGATGCCGCTACCGGAACCACCGCAGGAGGTGAATCAATGACCTGGCCTGAGGCATTCACCACGGTAGGAATTGCGATGGCGGTGGCGCTGGTGGTGTATTCGATTTGCCGTTGGGGTTAACAAACAAAAACCCCGGATTGATGGTCCGGGGTTTTTGAAGGAAACAAAACAGAAACAGCAATTGCCGTTACCTGTTGTTACCATGGCAAGTAAACGTATCTCAGGCGAGCGCATTGCGCCGTTCTGACGCAGATAAATTAGCCTGGATAGAAGGTGCTGGCAATAAAAAATAGCGTTTTCTTATCGGTATCGGTAAGATTGCTGCGGGTGCTTGAGGCTGTCTGCCTCGGGCATGCCACTGTAAGGCAGACAGAGAAAAGCCCCAGTTAACATTACGCGTCCTGCAAGACGCTTAACATTAATCTGAGGCCCAATCTATGTCTCACAAATGTAGGTTAGCCTCTTACGTGCCGAAAGGCAAGGAGAAGCAGGCTATGAAGCAGCAAAAGGCGATGTTAATCGCCCTGATCGTCATCTGTTTAACCGTCATAGTGACGGCACTGGTAACGAGGAAAGACCTCTGCGAGGTACGAATCCGAACCGGCCAGACGGAGGTCGCTGTCTTCACAGCTTACGAACCTGAGGAGTAAGAGACCAGGCGGGGGAGAAATCCCTCGCCACCTCTCATGTGTCAGGCATCCTCAACGCACCCGCACTAAACCCGCTTCGGCGGGTTTTTTGTTGCGTGCTGAATACGCAGGGTGAAAAATAACCATATATTTGATTATATACACAACAAAAAATAAAAGTCATTGTACTTGCACATTAAACAATCAAATATACGGCGTGAAATAAATATTTATCAGATTAATATTTTTGTCTCTATGTGGATATAACCGTTTGTACTTATAAACCTGGGGGCATCGTGGAAAAAATAAAGAAACTATTTAGTAGCAAATACGCAGTCATACGTCGTGATGACCTGTCAGTTATAGTCGAAATGGATTACTTCCCTGAAACCCCAAAATCAATAATGTATCGTAATGGTCGAAAGGCAATTTTTTTACCGATGAGGGTAAGTGACATTATGGGAAATGATAAACTGCTGGATGAATTGCGAGTCAGAGCATCCTGTTAGTAGGTAATGACTCCAACTTACTGATAGTGTTTTATGTTCAGATAATGCCCGATGACCTTGTCATGCAGCTCCACCGATTTTGAGAACGACAGTGACTTCCGTACCAGCCTTGCCAGATGTTGTCTCAGATTCAGATTATGTCGCTCAATGCGCTGAGTGTAACGCTTGCTGATAACGTGCAGCTTTCCCTTCAGGCGTGATTCATACAGCGGCCAGCCATCCGTCATCCATACCACGACCTCAAAGGCCGACAGCAGGCTCAGAAGACGCTCCAGTGTGGCCAGAGTGCGTTCCCCGAAGACGTGCGCCACAACCGTCCTCCGTATCCTGTCATACGCGTAAAACAGCCAGCGCTGACGTGATTTAGCACCGACGTAGCCCCAATGTTCGTCCATTTCAGCGCAGACAATCACATCACTGCCCGGTTGTATGCGCGAGGTTACCGACTGCGGCCTGAGTTTTTTAAGTGACGTAAAACCGTGTTGAGGCCAACGCCCATAATGCGTGCACTGGCGCGACATCCGACGCCATTCATGGCCATATCAATGATTTTCTGGTGCGTACCGGGCTGAGAGGCGGTGTAAGTGAACTGTAGTTGCCATGTTTTACGGCAATGAGAGCAGAGATTGCGCTGATGTCCGGCAGTGCTTTTGCCGTTACGCACCACGCCTTCAGTAGCGGAGCAGGAAGGACATCTGATGGAAATGGAAGCCACGCAAGCACCTTAAAATCACCATCATACACTAAATCAGTAAGTTGGCAGCATTACCCTGTTAGTATTGGCATTAATTCTGGTATACTACATAACGGGCTGAACACCCATTCTACTGCGCCAGCGGAGAACTACGATGGCGCATATACAACTGGTCAAACAAACCTCTTCCGGATTACTTCTCCCGGCGACGCCGGAGAGTTGCGATTTTTTGCATCAAATCAAAATAGGTGAGTGGATACACGCAGACTTTAAGCGTGTGCGTAACTACGCATTCCACAAGCGTTTTTTCAAACTCCTGCAACTGGGATTTGATTACTGGACTCCGGTCGGTGGGGCGATCACGCCTCGCGAACGAAAACTGGTATCAGGCTTCGTTGATTACCTGTGCGAATCAGTAGGTCGGGAACACACTCCAGCCCTGAGTGATGCCGCAGAGCAATACCTTAATACAGTTGCGACATGCAGAACCCGGGATACGGCATTGCTAAAGTCGTTTGACGCTTTCCGCGAGTGGGTAACCATTCAGGCCGGATTTTACACCGAGCATATTTATCCTGATGGTAGTCGTGGGCGCAGGGCAAAATCTATCGCATTTGCGAACATGGACGAAACCGAGTTTCAGCAGGTTTATAAATCTGTACTGAATGTGCTGTGGAACTGGATCCTGTTCCGTAAATTTTCCTCTCCGGAGGAAGTCGAAAATGTGGCCGCGCAGTTACTGGAGTTTGCGTAATGGTGGATTTACGTAAAGCGGCGCGGGGGCAGATGTGCACCGTCAGAATTCCTGGCTACTGCAATCACAATCCCGAAACTTCTGTGCTGGCGCATTACAGGCTGGCGGGGACGTGCGGAACAGCGACAAAACCACACGATATGCAGGCAGCGATTGCCTGTAGCTCATGCCACGATTTAATCGACGGGCGGGTAAAAACCAGCGATTACACCAAAGAAGAATTACGCCTGATGCATGCAGAAGGTGTTTTTCGCACACAAGAAATCTGGAGAAAGGAAGGTTATTTATGATTTACCCAACAAATACAGGCAAAAGCGGGGAACACCTTCGTCTCACCACGCTGGAAAGTGTCTGGATTCAGGGAAAACTGCGCATGTGGGGGCGCTGGTCGTATATTGGCGGCGGTAAGACGGGAAATATGTTTAACCAGTTGCTGGCATCCAAAAAATTGACGAAAACAGCCGTCAATGAAGCCCTGCGCAGGATGAAAAAAGCGGGAATAGAGAAACCTGAGCTGGAAGCGTTTTTGCGAGAGATGATCAATGGCAAGCAAAAGACCTGGCTGGCGCATTGTACTGATGCAGAGGCGTTATGTATTGATAGAGTCATAAGTGAGGTGCTGGCAGAGCATCCTGGATTGATTAGTGTCCTCCGGCAACGGTATGAAGGGCGGGGGATGACTAAGCGTAAAATGGCTGAATTGCTGAATGACGCACACCCTGAGTGGTGTTTCCGGACGTGCTGCAGTCGGGTAGATGTATGGCTAAATCTTGCTGAATATATGCTCTATCTACCGATGCGTGATGCATTCTCTTCCGGGGATCTAAAAACCGTTTGTTGA